ATCGACGGGTGTTGCTGATGCGGACTTTCGTAGTCCGTCGAAGAGCAATTTGTAGTCGTTTGCGCTTGCTGAGACACCGAGAGGGTTTGCGGCGGCGTCGTATGCTCCGCTGATGTTGTCAGCGAAGTTCGTGGTGGTTGTAGTGTCACCGTTCAGCAGGAGGCTTGCTTCGTTGAAAGCAAGGCGGGAGGCAATGTCGTCACGGAGGACAGCCATCAGACCTTCGACACCGTAGGCGACGAGGTAGTTCCCGATTGGAATGTTAGCAATCATGGTCTTGAGTTCAAGAGTGATTTCAGCAGTAGCGTGTCGAGACTCGCTTGCCGCTGTGCCTGCTTCGGTCATACCGAGCGTTTGTTGGTGGAAGTCCACTGAGCCTGACAATTTTGGAATGTTCATCTTGCGTCGGTTCATTGGCATTGCAGGGAACAGACTTCGCATGAAGTTACGCTCATATACAATTCCGATGATTTCTTCGGCGGTCTCGGTCGGGAGCATTGTTGCACCTGTGGCGTTAGCCGCACCTGCAAGTGCATCCTTGACTCGTTGTGTCAGTTCTGTGAAGTCGATTTCTTGGCTCATGTTTTATCTCTCCTGTCTTTGTGGGTATTAACCGTATCGGTCAAAATACCCCGCTTCATTCCGTGCGGCGACCTCCGAGTCGTCCTTCAAGCCATGCTCCTAAGTGGGCCATGCCTTTGCTGACTTGCGGGCTTGCACCCTTGTCATGTGAAGTGACATCTGTTAGAATGTCGCTTGCGGTTGTTGCGGGGGATAGTGACTTAGGCGAAGCGGTTGCAGGTGCAACACCTTGCTCGGCCAATTTTTCAGCGACCTTAGCATCGACAGCGGCGTCGAACTCAGCCTGCTTTGCGTTTGCATCAATGGTCTCTGAGAGAGAGGAGATTTCAGCATCCTTCTCAGCGAGTAGTGCCTTCAAGGATTCTGTTTCGTCCAATCGAGCGATTAGATTGGATAGGCCAGTCTCGACTGCGGAGAGTGCAATGACTACTTCGCTCAAGACTGCGCCTTCAACATCGTCCGCTTCTTCTTTGGTCTCGATTTCAACCTCGGCTGACTCTTCTTCGGTTGCTTCGGCAACCTCTTCAACGAGTTCTTCCTCGACGAGTTCTTCTTCGACTGCTTCCTCTTCCTCGACGAGTTCTTCTTCAAGAACTTCTTCTTCAACAACCTCTTCGGTTGCTTCTTCTTCAAGGACTTCTTCGGCCTTGACGGTGAAGGTTTCTTCAGGAGCGGATAATTCAGTAGGTGTCTCTTCAACAACCTCTTCGACGAGTTCCTCTGCGGCGAGTTCTGTTTCGGTCATGGCCTGTTGGCTGTCATCATGGGTCTTAACGGTATCGCCGCCGATAGACACATCAATGCGACTTTCCAAATCGCTGATTTTGGCTTCCAATCCCGCAACCACATCGAGTAGTTCGATGACTTCATCGGCCTCGTAGCCGAGTTCTGTTTCCTCTTGCGGTTCAGCAGGTTCGTCAGGGACTTCTTGGGACTTACCGAACTCGATAACATACGAGCCATCTCGCTCTTCGACTGCGATAATGTGCTTTGCTCCATCATATTCGACGACGGACTTGCTCACATTGAATAGAGCGTTGGGGGAAGCGGGAATATCGACGACACTCGTCTCAATCCACTCAATGTTCGTGAACTTGAGATATGCCGAGTCGCCTCGACCCTCCTTGATTGCGGCCTTAGCAATGAAGCCGATAGAGAACGCCTTGAGCATGCCCTTGCGGATTTTACGGGTGATGTGCTCTTCTCCCCCATCAATGACTGCACGACCGAACACAGCGGCGATTTTAGACCCATCAGGCTTCTCGTATGAACCCATTTCAACCGATTCCATCATACCGATGACTCCGTAGTCCTTGCGGTGATTGTAGAGGATAACAGGGTTCTTCTGATAGGAGTCCCATGACTCCATGATTGCTTCGGGGGATACGAGTTCCTTATGACGGTCAAGCATGCTCTCGTCGCCCACATAGACAGGGCCGTACACTACAACATCGTTATCATCACGGTCAGGCTTCGCCGCCTTATCGACCGTGAACGGTGTGTTGATTTTGTACTCAAATGTGATGGTTTTTTCCTCACCCTCAAGTGATGCGAATAGGTCATCGTCATTGACGATAGTGGCATTAAGGAGACGACTCATGCCCTCTCGGTTGTCCTACTTGGTTTAAGAGGGTGTTGTCCTCATCCACTGTGTATTGTTGGTTGAGCGGTCAATCCCCATGTTCGTGAACCCTGCTAACCTCAGCATGGGTGCAACGCCCTGCGGTGATAAGTCCCAATACTTATTGCTCATGGCACGATGGCTCGATGCCCTGAGTTCCTCCATACGGGTTCTGATTTTATCAACAAACCATATCGTAGGCATTGGCTCATCGGGATTTAGTGATTCAAGTAAATCCCATACCCAATTCGGAACTTTTCGCCTTAGCCTACTCATATCAGGTGTTTGATGACACACCTATATAAGGATGCCGCTTAAAGTTCCTTCTTGCGGGCTTCGTCGATGACCTGCTTCATGTGACTGATGCCACGAGAACCGACGACCAACCACTTGATTTGAGCCACTACACCTGCGAGACGATAGTCCTTGAGATGACGAGCGGCCCACGCCTCACGCAGGCGCACAGCCTTCTCGTCTGTTGGAGTCTTGACTCCTGTGCTCTTGACCTTGCGTAGTCTGTTGAATTGGGTGTTGCCGAGTATGTTGCCACCCTTGCGCCAAATGTCAGGGTGCTCCTCTCTCAATTTGAGGGCATAGGCGAGTGGGAACTGTGTGTACTCGCTATTGGCGAGACTAACTTTGTCGTCGTCGCCACGCTTGGGGAAGTTCGTCTTGGGTGCTTTGATTTCAAACGACTTAGACGACTTAGGGTGGCCCTTCGGCAGTAGGTCGGTATCATGCTTGCCACTTCGGAACTTGCCATTGCGGAGCACATAGAGGAATGAATTAACACGAGCATAGGCCCATTGGTCAGCCGACGAGACTGACGGCCTCACAGATGATGGGTTGGTGTTGTATGCACCCACACCACGCTTAAAGACCGCTATAAGCGTCCGTGTGCTCGTTCTTTTGGTTTTGGCTGTCCCAACCTTCTCGTTATGTTTCTTGGCCTTCTCGGACAGTCCTTTACGCACAGAATCGCTAATCGTTACCATTGTCTCACCTAATCGTTCGGGGTAATTGTCGTTTGAAGAACATATCCATCTCTCGACCTATGACCTTCTTGGATTTGCTCTGTGCGTATCGAACGGCACGAGTCATATACAATCGTGGTGGGAACGGTGCAAACGACACACGGCCGAACTCAACGACCTGTGCGTAGGCAACCTTGCTGTTCCCGAATCGGACTTGTAGTCCCTTGCGGTCAGGTGTCTTGGCTATTCGTCCTGACGCTCTCAAAGCACCCGTCCTAACAGGTACGAGTTCCTTCGCTCGCTTGAGAACGACCTCGGCAATTTGACGCTTCATCTCCATTGTAGGGGCGTCTATTGACGCTTTCAAATGCTCAAAGACCAAACCCAAACGGCGAAAAACGCCTGTATCAACCTGAACTTTGATTCCCTCGTTTGCCATCAGAACCACACTTTGTCCTTGTCTGACTCGCTGTCACTATCGTCTTCGATAGGCTCTTCGGGTGTTTCCTCTTCGTCGATTTCATCCTCAGCATCCTCTTCGTCAGCCTTGCCTTTGTTGATTGCCAATTTTGGAGAGAGATAGAATTGGTCAGCCGCCTCTGCTTCATTCAACATCTCATAGCCCAACATTTTTCGAGCCTCGTTGATGCTGATGACTCCTTCTTGACGAAGGGATGCAATTGCTTGACCTTGACTCTTTACGACCTCAGCCATCACCTTCTCTTTGGATGGGCGTATCGTGTTGAACTTGAACATATAATCCGTCACTTCCAAGAGAGGGAGTATGCGATAATTGATGAGTCCCTCGATGCGCTTATGGTACGATTCCACTACATCATACCAAGCCTCTAACTGCTGTTCAGGGTTGCTCATTTTTCCTGTTTGAACCCATCCCAATTTCATTGGAGGGATGCCGAATACAGCACAGATTTCCTCTCGATAGTAGTACAACAGGTCGAGGTGCTGACCGTCCTTAATCGAGTCGATAAGTCTGTGTGTTTGGAAACCTGAGCCACCGTTCACAGCCACCAATCCAAACGGAGATTTGCCACCGCTCAATTGTTGCTCAAGCATGGCGAGCATGGTCTTCATCTCGCTGTTGCTCACATCTCCAACATTGAGAATCGTCTTCGGCAGTGTTCCTGTGAATTGCTCGTTGATGTAATTGCTCAGGTTCATGTGGCCTGCTATCGTCGCCAATAGGGGCGTGAGAGGTGAAGTTCCGTAACCTCTGTCCGTTTTGTACTTGGCAATGTGGAGCAATTTGTTGGCGGCGAACCGTCGGGTGTCGCCGCTGAGATTTTGCACATACGCCATCTCAGGGGCAGGTGGCAGTCGTGGGTTGGGAATGATTTCAACATCAGTCGCACTGACATTCCAAATGGACGCTAATTTGCCTCCAAAGACCCAATCCTCGCCATCGTTTGATGATTTGTCGGCCGTGCCATCCAATTCGAGATAAGCGTCCCCGTAGAGCGTTAAATCGTACACGAGAGACTCAAGCCACTCGTCGCCCATGTCTTCGGGGTTTGGCATTTTGAAGAACATTCGTAACTTCTGTAAATCGGCAGGGTTGCCTCTATCGACTCCGTCAGCCAAGTCAAACCTGTATCCGTTGCCGAGTACATCGTCCACAGTCCTGCGTAGGATAGCGGCAATCACTTCGGACTTATTGCTTATTTCACGAATCAGAGAATAGGAGACGCCCGTAGCCGCACCGATGGTCTTGCCCGTCCGCTTATCGACAGAGGTCATTTCACCGATGCGGGATAACGAGGCAAGGGCCTTCAAATCAACCTGCATGGTGTCATCGGAGGGGGTTGTACCTCTTCCTCTGAATAGCCCAAACCTACGCTTACGCTCGCCTGCCATGACCCTCACTTGGGCCACAGGTTCTAAACGCTGTCGGCTCAGGGCCAATAAACGACAGGCCCACTATCTTCACACTTGGCATCCCATTCTCTGAATGCTTCTTGCGTTGAAATGATAATCCACTCGTCGCTTATATCGGGGTCAATTTTGACTTCGACAGGGTAGCCAATCGTTCTTTCAGGCATAAACCAAAGTGTTCGTTCTTTCATGTCTGCTACAAACAGGCACGCTTCTGTTATCGGCATGAGTCGCTTTTGCTTCGTCATGTTTTACCCTATGGGTCTCCCCTATATAACAGTATCGCCTATTGTTCTGTTGAGGAGGCGTCGGACTTTTCCGATTGCCTGCCACAGCATGTCAGGGTATGCGCCCATACATGAGACGCAAATAGACAGTCAAAACATACTTGTATTTCTTCGGGTTGGGCTTCATTATTTTTCGCCATGATATAGCCTATAAGTCACACCTATATAAGTGTATCGACTATTCTTCTTGAGGGAGTATGGCGTGAGTCTTTTCCATCTCCATTTCGTGCTCGTGTTGAGCGGCGTTGCGCTCTAACTCGTGCTTCAATTTGAGTTCGGCTAACTTGCCATCGGTCTCAGCGTTCGGTGTCATTAACTGAATGTCGGTCGTGGTCTCCTGCTTGAATAGGTCGAGTAGGTTAGTGATAATGAGCAGTGCAGGCCCACCCACGATACCAATAACAGTCAATTGATTCTCGGTGATTTCAATGCCATTAACGACGCTCTGATACACGG